AGGATCAGGTGAGCGGCGCACCAGGAATGATTCGTATTTGAAGAGCCCCCCGTCCATGCCGCGGGGGCGAATGCGCCGGTGTCACTGTGGAACTTCTCACCCATACCGATCACCCCGGAGACGCTCGATCCGGTGGTTGAGTTGCCGATCATGTTATCCAGGTCAGAAGAAGCATAAGCCGACGTCGTGAGCGACGGCAAGGTGCCGTATCCGACCACCACCGATACCGTATCAGCCGTCGCGGGCGTTGCCGATGGCGGGGCGGCATTGCTTCCATCTATACCTGTCGCCGTGACCGTCGTGATATCGAGCGGGGTCGACTGATGCACGCCCCGGTATGCCCGGATCGCGTGCATTACTGGCCTGGTATTGGAGTCGACCGGGCTAAATTCCACTGTCCCATCCGGGGTGGGTCCCATGAGTTTAGTCCAAACCCTCAGATGAGCGTCCGCGCTGTCGTCGGCGCGCAAACTGGCGACCTGGGTGTAGCCGGATGAGGCCATGACCACCTGACTCTCGGACGTATGGGGGCGGCCTGCCGCCACGATGAGCAAGTCGCCTTCTTCCAGCGGTGAAGCCGTGAACATTGCGTCCAGGTCGACTACAAGGTTTACACTCGTGCTCGGAGACCCCCAACCGCCAGCGGCTCCACCGACGAGTGAGATATTTGTCGACAGGCTGTTGCTCACGACATGATCGACGCACACCCATAGCGCCAACGCGGCCTGATAGACAAAAGTCAGGCTATGTATTTTGGATGGCGCCGTAATCGTCGGAAACGGGGAGGACGCCATCCTGCGATAGTTACTGCCCCATGAAATTGTCCTGGCCGTTCCGTTGTCCGCGATGCGGATCGTCAGTTCCTGAAAATCGTAAGGCGTCCCGGTCGGGCTGTTGACCGTGAGATTCGCCGCCAGCGCCGTCAGATCGTAAGCATCATAGGCGCCGATATCCGGCGTGATCGACGATGCCGACGCCTGCGAGTTGACGCGGGGCAGGAAAGCGCTGGGACCGTTCGGGCCGCCGTGGCGGAGGTCCGTTCCAAGAAACTCCATCGCGCTTACGCCGTCAACTGGCCCTGGATGACGACGATGAAGGCGTTCGACGCCGGGGCCGCCGCGAAGCCCACCGTCACGCGGTTGGCGTTCGGGCGGGTGACGTCGGTCAGCACCGTGTCATAGCTGCCGCTGTTGCGAAGCACCTCGACCGTGACGTTGCGCGTGTTCAGATTATGGTCGCAGTTGAAGCTGGTCGCCGAATTGTCCCCGATGGTGAAAATCTTCGACTGCGTAAAGAACTTGCTGTTCTTGAGCTTGAGCGGGGTGACGATGCGCGTGTCGTCGCTGCCGGTGTCGACCTCGCCCTGCGTCGCCAGTTCGGCGATGCCCTTGGTCGATTCCGATGCGTCGGGCGCGGCCGAAAGGAAGGCCGAGAACAGCACATCGTCGGTGCCGAGCGTCCCGCCGGTCTGCGTCTGGCGCCACGACGTGCCCGCATTGGCCGTTCCCTCGACGGCGATGACGACCGCCGCTTCCAGATGCGCGAAGGTCGATGCGTCGGCCGAGCGCGTCATCGCCGAACCCGATCCGGTGAAGATGTAGATCCCGTTCTCGGTTTCGTCGGTCTGGTTCTTCACCAGCACGCGGTCGCCGCCCGAGAGGGTCACGCCGTCGATCGACGATCCGGGGCCGGAAAGGGTCAGGTTTCCGGTCGAGGCGACGCGCACCTCGTCCTTCCAGTTGAGCCCGGCGACGGCGGCGTTCAACTGGTCGAGCGTGACGGGCTCGGAGCCGTCCGCCGCGGGAAGCAGGTTGAGGATGCGGGCGGTGTTGTCGAAGTCGAGATCGACCAGAACCTGAATAGCCATGATATTTCACCTCACTAATGCCGAGCCGGTCTGCGGCTCGCTGAAATAGATGCGCGCCTGATTGACGCTGACGTGCAGGACCTGCGCGAAGACCTCGCCCCCGCCCGGCCCCAGCACCGTGATCAGGGGATGGAAGCCCTTGTTGTGGTTGACGATCCATTCCGCCGATGCGCTGCCCTGCATGTGGAGCAGCGGCGGGCCTTCCCCGCTTGCGCCCGGTGGCCCGATCACCGCGGCAATATGCGCGCCCGGCGCCGAGAAGGCTTTCTGGATCAGTTCGTCGTCGGGGCCGTAGAGGTCGAAAACGATGGGCGGCGGTTCCAGCCGGAGCGTGAAGGCGATCACGGCAGCGCCACCGTCGCGGGCTCATGCACCTCGATAATCCACGACCCCGCGACGTAATCCTCGCCGCTGACGGTATAGATCGCATCGGCCAGATAGCGCGCGCCCGCTTCCAGCCCGGCGGTCGCATCGTCGGCCAGCGTCAGGTAGAAACCGGGTCCGCGCTTGTCGTCGCCGGCGAAGTCGCTGACCGTGAACGCGGCGGCGACCGTGGCGTCGGGATTCACTTCGCTCTTGCCGGGGTCGAGCTTGCGCAGGTCGCCCCGGCAGGTCGCGGCGAAGCTGTCGCCGGGCTTCGAGGCGAGCAGGAATGCATAGGTGCCCCGGCGGCGGATCGGGTAGGTCTTGGGTGTCATATTCGCCTCTATTTCTTGAGTTCCGTCGCGGACATATGCGCCAGCGTCCGCGACCATGTGTTGGCGCCGTTCCAGTCGGCCGCTGCCACCGCCTCGGCCGTCAGCCGGTAGTTGTATGTCCCCGCCGACGGATCATCGACCCATGAGAAGGACAGCGGGATGGAGTAGAGGCAGTTCTGGGGAACCATCACATAATGGGCGCCCAGCGTCGCCATCAGCGAAGCGCCGCGATAGAAATTGAAGTTCATCACCAGCGTCGCAAAGCCCGCCGGGGCGCCGCCGTAGCCCGTGTGAACGCCGGCCTTGAACATGAGCGACAGCATCGCATTGAGCAGCACCTTGCCGCCGGTCGTGGTGATCGTCCGGTCCACGACGTCGTAGACCGTGCCCTCGTTATAGTTGGCGGTGCCGGTGAGCTGGGTCACGACCGTGTTCGACACCGCGCTGTTGGCGATCTTCTCGGTGCCGACCGTCAGGTTGGCGATCTTGGCGCTGTCGACTTCGAGGTTGCCGATCTTGGCGTTGGTGATGATGCCGTCGCCGATCTGGGCGGAGGCGGTGATGACGTTGGTCGCGGCGAGCTTCGACGCCGTGACCGCCCCGGCGTCGATCTTGTTGGCCGTCACCGCGTTGGCGGCGATCTCATTGGCCGTCACCGCGCCCGCCGCCAGTTTCGGCGTCGTCACGGCGTTCGCGGCGAGTTCGTTGGCCGTCACCGCGTTCGCCGCCAGCTTGTTCGTCGACACCGACCCCGCCGCGAGCTTGGGGGTGCTGATCGCATTGTCCGCGATCTGCGTCGTGGCGATCTGGCCCGTCAGCTTCGCCGCCGCGATGTCGGCGATCTGGGCGTTCGTCAATTGCCCGGTGACGTCGCCCGCCGCCACCGAGGCCACCCATGCCGATCCGGTGTAGCGATAGAGCTTGTCGTCGGTGGTCAGGAACACGACCCGGCCCTCGAACAGATTGGTTCCCGGCAGCGAGCCGACGATCTCGTATCCGACGTCAGAGCGCGTGAAGGTGACGATCTCGGTATAGGTCGTGCCGTTGTAGACCGCCTGAAGCGTCAGCGTCGCGACGCTCTGCGACATGGCGGTGATCCGGTAATAGCCCTTGGGCTGACTGCCCACGGGATTGTTCGTCGAGGTGTTGATCGTGCCTGTGCAGCCGTTCGCGGTCGCCGACAGCGTCGCCGATGCGGTGACGTCGGCGCCCCCCGCATGGACGGTGAGATGTCCGTTCGCTTCGGCGAAGCTGATCACATTGCCGTTGGCGTAGCCGAGCAGGGTCACCGACTTGCGCGTGACCGTGATCGAGACGGCGGGCGCCCCCTCCGGGCCTTCCACACGCGCGGGCGTCCCCCACGTCCAGTTGACGGCGGGTGAGGGGCGTCCGCCGTAGGACACCCACAGGGGATGGCCGTTCGGCGCGGGGGGCGTGGCCGACCAGAGGGTCGGCACCCCCGGCGACGGCCCCGGCGCCGATGGCTGCGTCGCGAAGCGCATGAAGATCACCATCGACGATGCCGCATCCTCCAGCACCTTGGTCGGCGCCGCCCATGTCGGCGTCGTGGTGCCGGTCGTGCCGGGAAGCGCTGCCGTGCCCCGCGCCGCATAGAGCGGGTCGCCGTTCGGGGCGGGGATGGCCGTCGTCCACCCCATCACCCCGCTCAGCACCTTGGTCGAGAAATTATAGGTGCCGCCCGATGGCGTCGCCGGGGTGGAGGACGCGCGGCGATAGATGGTCAGTTCCGCGACCGACAGACCGGGATCGCCCTCCGGGCCTTCCACACGCGCGGGCGTCCCCCACGTCCAGTTGACGGCGGGTGAGGGGCGCGAACCATAAGTGGCCCAGAGCGGATCGGCGCCGCCGGGCGGCGTTGCGGACCAGCTTGCCGGTATGCCCGATGACGGTGAGGGAGTGGACGGCTGGGTGGCCAGACGCCGGAACACGACGTTCACCGCCTCGGCATCCTTCAGCGAGAGGACCGGCGCGCCCCAGCCCGGCGTCGCCGACCCGCTTGCGCCGCTGATCGCAACCCCGCCTTTCGAGGTGTAGAGCGGATCGCCGTTGATCGCCGGGATCGCGACCGACCAGAGCGCGGGCGGGGTCAGCGTCTGCGTGTCGAAATCGAACAGCCCGCCGATCGGCGTCGCCGGGGTGGACGCCGACCGGCGATAGATGGTCAGTTCCGCGACCGACAGACCGGGATCGCCCGCGTCGCCGACAGCCCCGTCCTGCACCTTCAGCATCCGCGTCGAATCGGTGATGGCGCCGCACGTCACCTCGACGATGCAGCCGAGCCCCGTGCTGATCAGCGTATTGAAATTGGTGCCCGTAAGCGTCACCGTCGTGCCCGTCTGGGTGAAGCTCAGCGCATCGGGCACATTGTCGGTGACGCTGCCCGATCCGGTCAGATAGGTCCCGGCGTCGATCTGGGTCGTCGTGCCGTTGGCGTTGATCCGGCGCAGCCTGACCACGAAATCATCGGTCATGTTCTGCCGGTCGAGCGTCAGCGCTACCGACTGGCCCGCATAGATCGCACCGGCGGAATTGTAACGGAAGTTTCCCCCGCCCTTGATGGCAAAGGCCTTCGCCGTCGCCCCGGCCACGCTCTTGCTGATCGAATAGCCCGCGAACAGCGTCTCCGCGCCCAGCACCGCCTTGAACACGGCGATGCCCTGTCCGCCCGGCGCCATCCCCAGCACCGAATATTCGCCGGTATCGGCATCGATGTCGACGTCGACCCCGGCTTCCGACGCGACCGAGAAGACGACGCCCGTGGTAAGGGGAGATCCGTCACGCTCGACGATGAAGCTGCCGCCTACCCCGGTGAAATCGGAGACGTTCCCGTCGGGATCGGCGGCCACACTATGCGAGGGATGGGTGAGATAGCCGGTGAGTCCCTCGACATAGGCGATTTCGCTTGCCGTATGCGTGCGCCAGCACCTGTCGGCCCCGAGGATGGTGCTCGAATAAGGCGGGCTGACATGCAGTTCTTCCGACTGGAGAACCTGCGGCGAGGCCTTCCCCTGCGCGTCAAGCGTGAGAGCAGGGGGTCCCGCAAGACTCACCCCGGCGCCGAAGAATTTGCCGGTCAGTGAGACACCGGCCTGCCAGTTGCACGCCAGTGCCAGCCGACGGGCGATATCGATGAAGCTCACCTGATCGGAGAGGACGATGTTGATCGGGTAAGGCACGGCGGCGTTAAGGGCCGTCAGCGTCGAATCCACGATGAGCGCAGGGTCGATATCGGCGATATCGGCGAGCAGGGCGATCACCGCCCCGGTCAGGCGCGGGGTCGATGCCCCGGTCTTGTGGCCCCTTATGTCGCCGGTGATGACGCCGTAGGCCGGGGCGCCGAGCCGGATCATTCCCCCGGCAAGGCAGGTCGCCCAATGGCCCGGCGCGATCGATGCGGCAACCAGCGCGGCATAATCGGCGTGGTCACCGTCCGACGCGCCGAACGCCGAGGCGCGCTCGTAAAGCGTCGTCACCGCCTCGATCGGCCCGTGCCCCGAGAACTGCCAGACGTCGTTCACGGCGTCGACCAGCACCGGCTCGACGCTCTTCGCCCAGCCGACGACGAGCGGTTTCAGCCGGTTTTTTATGTCGTCCCCGCCTTCCGCCCCGCCGGTCCCGGCATAGCGCGCGGTGAGGACGTCGGCGTCGAACGGCTCGGTGTCGACCTGCGCCTGCAAAGAGAGGCGCGGATATGTCCCCGAATAGCTGCGCACGCGCCCGGCGAACAATGTCTCCCACGGCCATGCGTCGCCAGGCTTGCCGCCGAAGATCGCGATCGGGGCGCCCGTCCAGCCATATCGGCCGATGTTCGGCCATGTCTGCGCGGCGATTTCGAGATTGACCGGCAGCGTCGCCGCGCCCGGCTCGATCGCGGCGGTGAAATCGCCGTTCCACGCGGTCATCGCCAGCGTCGGGCGCTGCGTGATCGCGGGCTCCCAGACCCTGCCGTCGAGGCCGTTCGCCGCCGCGTCGGCGCGATGACCGAAGGAGGAGAGATAGACGTCGACGCGGTTGCCGGTCTCGGGATCGAGCGGCGAGATCCTGACGAGGCAGCCGGTCATCACCAGCTCTCCCCGTTCTTGAGATAGAGCTTTACCGATTCGGGGGGCGTCGGTTTCGTCTCGCCCTGCTGTATCAGCGTGCCGAGGTTCTTGTTGACCGCGAACAGCGACATGCCAAGCTCATTGACGATGAAGGTGCCGAGCTTCTCGATCGCGCCGACGACCTGCGCATTGTCGTTGGACGGGATTGCCGAGGCGTTGCGGAACGGGAAGGCGTCGCGGTTGGCGGATGCACTGGCCAGCGCGGTCTGGCTGTTGATCGCGGCGTTCGTCAGGTCCTTGACCGAGTTGAAGAGGTCGAAATAACCTTTCTGCGAGCCGTGGATCTCGCGCTGGAGTTCGAGCAACGACATCGACGCGTTCGCATAATCGTCATAGGCGGTGGTGTCCCCGGCCGCGACGCGTTCGGCGAGCGGCTGGTAGACGTCGAGCGCGGCGTCGCGGCGGTCGCGCAGCGAAAGCCCCATGTCGCCGATGGAGAGCTGCTCGCGGAGCGACTTGAGGCTGCCGGTCAGCTTATCGGTCGCCTCGCTGATCAGCTTCTCGCGCTCGATATGATAGAGTCGTTCGAGTTCGAGATAGTCGGTGCTGGTCGCCGCCGCCTCGCCGAAGATCTTGTGATAGCGCTGGAACTCGCGATCGAGGCCGTCGAGGGCGGCACCGATCGGGTCGTCATAGGCTTTCAGCCGGTCGAACACCGACTGGAAATCGACCGCCTTCTGCAATTGGGCCTCGATGTCCTGGCCCTGCGAGACCAGCCGCTGCGCGCCCTCGCGGATGCCCCTCAGCGCGCCGTCGCGGATCGCGTCGCGCAATGCCGCGGCGATCGCCTCTTCCTCGGACTTGAAGCTGAGGACGCCGCTGCCCTTGGTCCGGCCGCTACCCGTCGGATCGACGACGAAGTTCTTCTTGCGCTGGCCGATCGACACCGCGAACGACCCCAGATCGGCGTTGAGCGCGTCGGCGATGCGGTTCAGCGACGACTGGACCCCGCTGGCAAGCCCGGTGACCGCGCCGCGCAGGCTACCGCTTCCGGCATAGACGGCGTCGCTGTCGGCGCCGGTGATGGTGGCGCTGCCCTTGGGGGTCTTCTTGAACAGGCCGCCTATCGTGCCGCCGATGACCGAGCCGATGATTTCGCCGCCGGGGATTTTTTTCAGGAACGAACCGATTGCGCCGCCGATCTGGGCGCCGGTCTTGGACTGCTTGATGCCGAGAGACTTCAGCGTGCCGGAAACTGCCTCGCCGATCGCCGCTCCGCGCATCGCCTTCCCGAACTTCTCGGAAATTCCTTCCCAAGAGTCCTTGAATACTTTCTTGCCGAGGACCTCGACAGATTCCTTCATCTGCTTCTGCGCCGTCTTCTGGCCAGTGACGACAATCTCCTGCGATTCCGCCGACAGATTGACCGTGGTCACGGTCCCCGTGGTTCCGGGGACGCCCGGCGTTCCGCTATTGTCGTTGGCCGCGTCTGCCAGCCCGCGCAGCGCCTTGGCCGCATTGTCTGCGTTGCTGGCGAGATTGTCGTTGGCCGCCGCCGCGCGGGCCATCGCCTTTGCCGCCTCCCGCCCGCTTTCGTCGACCTGATCGAGACCGAGGATTTGCAGCTTCTGGTTCTTGAAGGCGTCGCCGAAGATCGAGGTGAAGAGGTCTTCGGCCATCGCGCGCTTATGGGCGGCGAACACCGATTTCATGAGGTTCCCGGCAGCGGCGACGCCCTTGCCGTCGAATACATCGGCGATCGCGCCCCTCGCTGCTGATTCCACATCCTCGACGACGCCTAGCAACACCTGCTGACGCTCACGCTGCCGTTCGAGTTCGATATTCTGGAGACGGAGGAGGTTCAGCTTGTCGAAATAGGCGTCGACTTCGGCCTCGCTGATCTTGCGCTTGTGAAGCTGGGTGCCGAGTTCGTCGAGGCTTTCCGCGCCGAGCAGGCGGGCGAGGTCATAGGCATCGCGCATCGAATCGTGCTGAGCCTGCCGGCTTTGCAGCAACAGGTCCTGCATCTCGATTTCGCGTTCCAGCGACCCAAGTTCGTTGGTCATCGGGCGGCGGAGATAGTCGGGAATGACGCTGGCCCGCGTATCTTCGGCCCTTGCCTTCGTGGCTTCGACCACCGCTCGCTGTTCGTCGGTCAGCCCGCCCGCCTTGAGCTGTGCGTCAGCCTGCGCGATCTCGTCGTTCAGCTTGCGAACGGCGGCTTCCGCCCGGTCTATGTCGCGAGGCGCGCGGTCGAATTGCTCGCGCATCCGCAGGACGGTTTCGGAGGATTCGTCTAGCAGGCGGTTTAGCTGCTCCTGCGCGCGCGCGGCGCGTTCGGCGGCGCGCTGGGCGCTTTCGGGGCTGGGACTTCCTTTCCATGCGAGATGGAAATGGTCGGCATGATCGTTGGGCGTCTTGGCTCCCCGACCGGGGCCGAAGAATTGCTCGGTGCCGCGCGCGTTGCGCCGTATCTCCACGCCCGCCTCTTCGAGCATACGCCGAATCTCGGCCGTCCCGGCCGCGTTCATCATGCCCGGAACGACGAAGTCGATCGCCCGGCCAGCATAATGGTCCGACCCCTTGGCGTGTCGTCCGCCGGTGGTCGATGTGATCCTGACGCCGGGGATAAGCTGCTGCAACAGTGCCGTCATATCCCCTACGCGGGCATCGCGTGAGGTGGTGGAGCCCTGATTGCGATTGGCGTCCCTATTTGCGTCGATCCGGCGCCGCAGGTCGGTATACTGGCGATCGAAGTCGGACTTCGAGACGTAGCGGTCGCCCAACTGGTGGATGGCATAGCCGCGCGCCGGGCCTTGCAAATATTCCGCCGACTGGCTGTCGCTCCTGTTGGCTTCCAGCCGCGCCAGTTGCCGCTCCAGTGCGCCCTGAACACCTTGCGCACGGTCGATCGTTTCCTCGATGGCGCGCTTTTGGAGACCGATGGTGGTATCCGAGAGAGATTTGCGTGCTTTGTCCAATTCTTCGACGATGCCGGGGCGATACATCCGTGCGATATCGCCCGCCGGACCGCCGATCTGGATCGCGCGATCCGCCGCGCTTAGCTTCTTCTCAGCCAGGGTGACGGCTTTCTTGGCGTTGAGAAATTCGCCGTCGAGTTGGATTGCCTGAAGGTCGATGTAACGCTTGGTCGCCTCGTTCAACTGGTCGATCGCGTCGCGGTATTCGAGGACGGACATCCTGTTGAAATTGAGCGCCTTGGTGAAGTTGTAGTTCGCCTTGCGCGCATTGTCGGTCGCGCTTTCGCTTTCTCTCAGGCTATCGACAAGATTGCCAAGCAGGAACGATCCAGCGGCCAGTGCCACGCCCCACGGCCCCGAAAGCACCGTCGCCACCGCCCCGACCCGGCCGCCGAACGTCGACATCGCGAGCGCCAATTGCGGAAGCTGCTGCGCCAGAACCGTTCCGGCGCGCTGACCAGAAACCATTGAAATCGTTATATCTTGTAGTTGCTGGCCGGTCATTATCATTGCCTGCCGGTTCCCCCGGAACCCGCCCTGCAACCGCGTCATCGCGCCGTTGAGTTGCTGTGTGCGCGTTTCCAACTGCGCCGCCGTGATGTCGCCCTTGCGGAAGGCCTGGTTCGCGAACTCCAGTTCCTGATTGACCCGCGCCTGCGCGATCGCGAGCGGGTCGAGCTGCTGGCGAAGCTCGGCAAGCTGGCGGTCATATTCGTCGGCGGCGCGCGCGAGCCTCGCCAGTTCGCCGTAGGTCGCGCCGTTCTCGGGATGGTGCGCGCGATTGAGGCTCAGCCCCGGAGCGACCTGCCGGTTGATCGCGTTCTGGAACTTCTCCGCCCTCGCCGCATCGGCATATTGCGCTTGCATGACCTCGCGCTGCGCCCGCGCTAGGTCGCCGCTCGCGTCGGCGGAGTTCCTGATCTCGCGTTGCAGGCGGCCATAGGTCGTGGCCAGCGCTTCGGCCTCGCGGTGCGCCGCCCCCATCGTCCGCGCCGACATGCCCATCGCATTGATGAACTGGCGCGTCTCCGCGCTGTTGTCGCCGGTCTCGCGCGCGAGCTTCTGCGCGGCGCGCTCGGTTTCCTGCATGGCGACGGCGAACAGCTTGGCCTGCGCCGCCGCCTGCCGGAACTGGCCGACGTCGAGGTCGAGCTTGCCGGGGCCCACGCCCTTGCCGAGCGCGTTGCCGATGACCTCGCCGATCTGCTTGAAGTCCCGCGTGAAGCTCGCGACGGCCTCGCCCGACGCATTGCTCACGCGCTGCTTGAACTCGGCAAACGCGCCCGCGCTGTCGTCGAGTTCGGCCTTGAGGAAGATCGGGAATGCGGAACCGTCTGTCATGTTCGATGACCTTCTTGGGACGCAAAAAAGGCCGCCCGGATCAGGGGCGGCTTCGTGGGAACCGGATTATGAGTGTGGCTTCAGAAACTCCGCAGCCGCCGCCCCATGCGCTGCGCCTGTTCTGCCGCAATTACCTTCGGATTGACCCGCGCCTGCCGCGTCGTCTTGGGGATGCCGTAAAAGGCGACCACGAAATCCATCGCGACCTGTCCCTTGCGGGGCAGCCCCTTCTTCGTCAGCGACTTCGCCGAGCGCGCCATGCCCGCCGCGTTGACGCCGACATTTTTCACGATCAGCAGCGGGGTTCCGCCCTTGCTCATCACGAACACCAGCGGGCCGATCTTCGTCGCGAAGCCTTTCTCGTTGTAGAGTTCGGGCGTCATGCGGCCCCGTTCCTTTCCACGTCCCGCCAGCGCCGGAATGTCGTCGCTCGCGATCCACAGCCAGCGCCCGCGCTTCGGCGCGATCTCCGCACCCCCGGTATAGGCTTCGATCGCGCCCCGGCTGCGCGGCGACCCGGACCGGATATGGACGACGCCCGATGCCGAGACGCGGCTGCCGCTGCGATGGACGCCGCGCCCGCGCTTCCGGTCGGACGTGAAGCCCAGCGCATTCCCCAGCCGCCCCAGCCCCGCCGCCGCCATTTCCTCGCGTATCTGGTTCAGCGTCTCTTCCGCCGCCCGGTGGCTTTCGTCGAGCAGGCGCTGCTCGGCCAGGCGCCTGAACTTCGCCTCGGCCCTGATGAGCGCGTTGTAGTCGGGGCGGACGCTGGCTTTCATGCCGGATGCCCTCCGCTCCGGTCGCGTGATGTCGCCCGATGGAAAGCCTCTAGTTCAGGGGCTGACAGAGGTTCAAAGCCGCGACGTTGGAGAGGTCGTCCTGATGCGTCTGGATTGGGTAGGACCCGTGGAGGCTCAAGAGCAAACGACAGGCTTCGTGCAACTCGTCCTGCGCCGGGAAGCGGCGCACGAGATTGGCCGGCAGCTTCTGGCGGCGTCGGGGATTCGGTCCGAACCGCAGGGTCGCGCCTGACCTGTTCCATTATCGTCCTCCTGAACGAAGAAGGGCGGCTCCGAAGAACCGCCCTTCCGTTGGGTTTGTGGTGACAGTGGCGACTAGGCCGCTTCCTCTTGCTGGCCGTGGTTGATCGCGCCGTAGTGGAACAGATCGTTCTGCGCCGGGTTCACCATGCTCGGCACGATCGGAAGTCCCTGACGGAACCACATTTCGCGCGCAGCAACCTGACTGAACGTCTGTCGCGCTTCGGTGACGAGACGCAGTCGCTCGGCTGTCGTCGGCAGCTCATCAGGATTCCCGTCATAGTCGGGAACGGCCTTCTTCTTGCCGGAGAAGTGCTCGTAAAGCACCTGATAGCACTCGCGCTGGTAGAGAATGACCCGCTCGCGGACGGTTTCATCCTTGATACGGCTACTGTCGATGCCGAAAAGCCAGCCGTTGACCAGCTCGAGCTTGATGCAGACACATTCTTGACCCGCACCACGGCCGAAAGGTGTTGCCATGATGGCAATACCTTCGGACAAAACCGGGTCGCGTTGAACGCGCCGGAACTGCGCTGACCAGTCCAAGCCCATGGCTTCCACCATCGGCTTGAGGGCCAGAAACGTCCCATCATCCTGCTTGAAGCCGTAGAGTTCGTCTCCACGGAAGTTTACGGTTACGATTTCGCCCACTAGAAGGGCTCCTGCTTTGGCGCTCTAATCGCCGTTGCTAAACGGGAACCGCCGGACCGAATGGTTTAGCATGCACTTGGTCCGGCGGTTCCCCAAGGCCCAATGTTAGAGTCATCGAGCCATCCCTTTCGGGATTCCGTTCTCACGATGTTCGCGAGGTGAAACCGTCCACCTACTTTGCGCGAGCGCGAACAAATAGCCAACCATGAACAGCGGCCATTTCCACCCGCTGGTCTCGCGCCCGCGCAATTCGTCGATTTTTTCTGAATATCAGGCGTCACACTTCCAAACCGAAGTCTGTCACGCCCGCACTCCCGTCAGCCGCTCGATGGGGGCGAAAGCCTCTCTGGCATCACAACCTTTGAAGCCATCCGCCGTCTGGTGGAAAAGGGCTTGGACGATCAGCAGTAAACTTTAGCGTAAAACTGCCAATCATCGTATTTTTCGGGCACCTGTCGTTCTGCCCAAGCATCACGCGCCTTGATTGCAGCTCTGCATTTTTCCGATTTTGAGCCGCCATTGTCTGAGAGGAAACTGAACTCCTTCTCAGCCCTCTCCGCCGCGCGCTCACACCCCGCCAACCCCAACGCCGCAACGATCAATATCCCCGTCCGCATCATCCCTCCCCAGGTTTTGCGCAGAAGGCGGAACCTATCACAGCAAACGCCTCGATCAACAGCAGCGGCTGATCAAGCACCGAACCGCCGTCTGGATAGACATAACCTGCCATGCCCCGGTCGCATTGCTGATAGAGGGAGATCAGCGCCCACACTTCCGCGCTCAATGCACCAAGGGGGTTTTCGTGGATTTCGCCGACGTGGGGGATGACCCAGCAGCCTCCGGGAGGGGACTCGTGCTCGAAGGCTCCGGGCTCCCGCTTGACGGCGACCGCGCAGGCGAGTTTTTTCTTGTTTCCTCGTCCAGATAGAAGCGGCCCAGCGCGGCGATGTAGAGTTCGCGGAACGCCGCCCCCGGTTCCGCCCCGGCGTCTTGCTCCTTCTCGAACAGCGCCCCGGCCAGCGCCTCCGCGCAATCGAGCGTGAGATAGCCCCGGTCGAGTTCGCGCGGCACGTCCAGCCCGGTCCAGTCCTTCGCCGCGACCGCGATATAGGCGAGCGGGTCGATCGACCGATATTCGGCGAGGTCGGCGGCCATGCGGGCGAGCGGCGGCCATGACCGTTCGAGCCGCGCCAACAGGTCGTCGATCGCCTGCTCGGCGGCGGGGTCGAAGTCCCAGACCAGCGTCTCGTCCTCGTCGCTCGCCAGATCGAAGTCGTCGCGCTGCTTCCAGTAATCGGTCAGCCGCGCGCTGTGCTCCTCGAACTGCTCCGCCGTCCACAGCGCGCGCAGGCCCGCGAGCGATTCCTCGCGGACCGCCTCATCGCTGTGGGAGACGATGCCGTTCTCGCGCATCAGGCGGGCGCGGAACCTTTTCTCGCGCGTCGTGACGGCGCGCAGCGTGAAGACCGGCGGGGTATCAAGGCCGGTGAGCGATTCGGGAGTGAAGGCCAGCGTCTCGCTGGCCTCCACGGGGACGTCCTGCATGTCGGTTTCCTTTTTCGGGAGTGGGGGAAGGTGAAGGTATCAGCTGCCGTTTCCAGCGAAGACCAGAGCAAGATTCCGGTCAAAGACGTCGATGAACAGCCCCGTCTGCTCCATCGCGATCCCGCCCGACAGGTCGAGGCTGGGGAAGTTCAGGCGGCCGTGGCGGACCATCATCTGGATCGTGTTCCACGGCCCGTTGCCCCATTGCGTGAACAGCGGATGATAGCCCTGCGCGTCGGCGATGCCGAGCGTGTCCAGCGTGGCTTTCAGATACTTCTGCATGACGATGTTGGCCGTTGCCGAGCCGCCCGCGATCTCGGGCGCGTCGGTGCCGTCGACCTGGTTGGGGTTCGGCGGGTTCTCGCCCTGCAACCCGAAATCGACGGTGATGTCCTGCGTGCCCACGCGCTGGCGGTTGAACCAGCAGTCGGCGTCCTTGAACAGCGGCACCGCGCCCGCCGCCGGGATCGTCGGCGAGGCTTCGTCGCTGGTGTCGTGGATCGTCACGTCGAGCGTGAATTCGAGGCGCGGGAACTGCGCCTGCTGCTTGGTCGAGGTCGGCAGCAGCAGCCTGAGGCCGGTGACGCCGCAATTGACGAACTCGGTCAGATAGCCGTCGACCCACATCTTGGCCGACAGCACCGGCGGCTCGGCCGATGTATAGTCGGTGAAATAGGCAAGGAAGGTCGGAATCTGCCAGTTGGCGGCGGGAGGAGCCCCCAGCGTCTCCATCAGCTCGGCGAGCTTGCCCGATCCCGTATATTGCCGGATCGCCGTCAGCCGCTGCTTGTAGTTCGCGCCATTGTCCGAGAGGAGCAGCGGGAACCCGTTGTAGATCCCGTCCGTCGTCGACCCCGATGCGCCGAGCGCGGCGATCGTCGTGGTGTTCCCCGAGCCCCCGATCGCCTCGGGCGAGGCGGGAATGGCGGTGGTGGTGCGGACCTCGCTGAACTTCGCCGCCTGGAGCAGTCGCCCGAGCACGAAGTCGTTGGCGGCGGGCATCGACGACGGCGGCTTCAGCTTGACGTCGAAGGTCAGGCCGACCTGCTTGCCCGCGATCGCGTCGGCGTTGCGGAACACCGATCCGGTGTAGCTGTCGTCGGGCACGGTGACGCCGTTGATCGTGGGGCGGCAATTGGCGAGCCCGACCGCGAGGTCGGTGTTTCCGTTGGGCTCGTTATAGACGTCGCGCGCGGCCTGGAGCTTGAAGGACAGCGCGGTGTTGTTGCTTTTCAGGGCCATGTCGGCCTCCTTTCGCTAGCGGAAAAATCAGTCGGACGCCGCCGGTTTGGCGGGCTTCGGGGCGGTCGGTTTCGGGGTCGTGCCGGCATCAGGGGCCTCATGGGCCTTCGGGGCCTCGGCGGGCCCCTCGACGGGGATGGCGGCCTTTTCGATCGCCCCGGTGAGTTCGGCGCCCTTGGCGTCGGCGTCGTGGACGGCATTGAAATCGATGCTGCCCCCGCCGAGCGGGGGCATGCTGCGCGTTTCGGTCATGTCGGAAAATCCTTATGTTACGATGGTGAACCAGTCGTCGCGGCTGGTGAAGAACTGCGCCACGAGCTGTAGCGAGACCCCGTTCGCGTCCTTGCCGTTGGCGGCGGTCGAGGCGGTGTCGATCTCCTGTAGGTCGTGCAGTACGCCGCCCAGCGAACGATCATTGGCGATCGCGGCGATGATGCGGGCGATGGCGTTCATCCCTGCCCGCGAGAGCGAGCCGGGATCGTCGCAGCGGGTGACAACCTCGATTTCGAAGGTGGCGGTGTGGAAGGTGCTGCCCTGCATCAGCGCATTGTCGAAATCATGCGCAACGAGGAACAGCCGGATCACATCGCCGTCGCTTTCGTCCGCCGCGACCTCGGCCGACCGCTCGCTCACGATGGTGAAGCCGGTCAGTTCCTGCTCCAGCCGCAATTGCAGAAGGTCGCCGACCTGACAGACGGCGGCGGCGGGATCAGGCACGCTGCACCGCAAGCTGCCAGTCGTCACCGGCATCCTCGACGTTGATCGGCTTGAACTCCGTGTCCGGCGAGCGGCGCAGGATGATCCGGTCCTTCGCCGTCGGACGCGCCGGGAGCAACGTCTTGGCGATCGTCACCCTGTTGTCCTGGTCGATCAGTCTGCCCGTCGAGATATCGCGCAGCGCCTCGCCATATTCGACATAGGCCTTGACCGAGGCATAGGTGCCGCCGGCGACCCTGTAGCGGATGGTATCGCCGAGGATGTCATCGACCTGGGCAATCAGGCTGTCGTCGAAGACATCCTCAAGCGAGGGCAGGGTCGGCATCAGGGGGCGGCGTCCTGCGCCGGTGCGGTATCGACCGGCGGCGCAGCCCCGCCCTTCCGTCCATTGCCGTCGTGATCGAGGGGGTCGCGTTCATCCGCCTTTTTGGCGCCCGCCTTTTTGGCGATGAGCCCTTCGTCTTCCCATTCGGCGATGAGGTGATCGGGGACGTCGACGTCTTCATCGACGTTGCCGACGACAATGCCGAAATCGGGCACATGGCGGACGAAGAAGCTCGCCACCTTGCGTTTGGTGGTTCCCATGGGGTGTCCTTTCAAAGTGCGGGGAAGGGCGGCACCGGGGCGCCGCCCATCACCATCAGGTGTTGCGACCGCTCAGCAGAACCTCGGGGCGCGTGCAGATGTGGAACGGGTACATGTAGACCTCGGGCTGGACCCACATGTTGCGCTGTAGGTCGCGAACCAGCATCGAATAGATGGACTGCCCGATCGTGTTGACCGTTTCCATCGTTTCGCCCGGGCCGTTGTAGCGGCGATAGAGACCGGGAACGCCGAGCACGATGAGCTTCGCTTTGGTCGCCGGGATGGCGACGGTCGAGTTATCGTCGGTGCCCTGATAGTTGTGCCATTCCATTTCGCCGAAGCGGAACGAATTGAACACGCTGGCGTCGCGCAGCGACGCGGCCGCTTCCCAGTTCTTATAGGTGACCCGAACGTCATTGTGATTGACGAACTGATCGTAGAAGGTGTCGCCGCAAAGCCAGAGGAAGCGGGTCACACCCGGCACATACGCCGCGCCGAGCGCCCGGATCGCGGCACGCTTCGCGGCAGCGATCTTTAGGAGCAGCGCGCCTTCCGCGGGAGATGCCGCATCGAGATCGAAATCGATCTCCGTGGGCGCCGCGATGCCGAACTCGTTGAAGAAATTGTAGAGCACCGAGCCATCGGCATCGAGCAGAATGCCCTGGATCGCGCCGAGCCGGTGATATTCCATTGTGAGCGCGGTTTCCGCCAGCAGTTTAGCCTGCTTCTGCGCGACCTTCTGGACGACCGTCTCCAGTTCGCTTTCGGTTCCGAAGGCGCGAATGCCCTGAATTTCGGCAGCGAAGAGTTGATCGCCCTTCGCAATGCGAGGGATGTTGAAGTTCCGAAGCGAGCGCTTGTCCGTTTCGGCCATCGGAATCTGTGTGCCGCGAGGGGTCGAGGGGATAAGCTTCAGGGTCATGCCCTGCTGCTCGATACCGACAATGTTCGTATCGACGCCTTCGCCTTCGCCGAAGATACCGAGGCGGCCGAGGAAGGTCGGCACGGTCGGCATCTTCTGCACAGCGGCAGTCATCGAAAACAGGCTGAACGCATCGTTGTTGAAAATATCCATGGCAACCATGGTGATGTCCTTTCAGATATGCGGAGCCGTTGCCGGTCAGCATGCGCTGCCGGTTGACTGGCTCAATAATTTGGATTGATCAGGCCGCCTTGATGCCTGCGGTTTCCAGCAGCGAGGCGAGGGCCGCAGCCTGCTCGGTGGCGTCGATGCCGGCAGCCCAGGTGATGTCATTCTTGTTCACGAGCGCGGGGCCCCGCAGAAAACCCTTGCCGGGCTTGTCGCCGCCGCTCGCGTCGACACCAGCGACAAGGAAGCCGACGAGCGTACGGCGCCCGTCGTCAGTGCCGGCGTTGTCGAATGCGACATATTTGCTGCTCGCGGTAACTTTGCCGAGCGCCGCGCCAGCCACGAGATTCTGCCCGCTCAGGACGGTGATCGGATCGATGTGATAGCCGGGACCCATCGCCATTTCGCCGATGAATTCGCCCTCGTGCTTGCCTTCGGTGAGAGTAGTCATTGCTCTGATTCCTTTCGATTACTTGCGGGCGTCCGGGAAGACCTTGGCGATCGCGCGGTCCCAGATAGCGGTGGATTCAGCCGCCTTGTCCTGCCCGCTGCCCTTGCCGCCATCAGCGTCGATGTTGCTGTTCTGGCCCTGTTTGAGCGCGGCCTGCATTTCCTTGCGGCCGCCCTCCTCGGCCGCGTCGCGCTGCTGGTCGTCGGTGAGCGCAGTCGTCTCCACCTTCGGCGAGGCGGCGAGCACTTCGATGATATCGTCGGCGCTCATCGCCTCCTTGGCGAGCATCTTGCCCGCCGCAGCTTCGCGACCGGCGTAGTGCTCGCTGGCCATCACAGCCGCCATGCGGTCATTCGCAGCCTTGAAGCCCGCGCTGTGACCTTCCTTCTTCGCGGTCTCGACCGCGGTATTCTGTTCGGCTTCCGCCATCTCGTCGTCCTTTCGCTTCGATTTGGCCGGCGGCGGCGTGCCGTCGTCCGTGGTTTCAGTTTCGATGATCTCTTCGTCGGCGGCGCCGGGCGTATGCGTGCCCGCCGCCGCCGCGCGAATTTGTGCGATGCGGCTCATCGGCTGCTCCTCCTGTTTCGCTTGATGGTGTCGACCTCGTCTTCGAGGATCGCCCAAGCCTCGCGTTCGGTCATGATGCCGTCGAGCAAGCCGAGCTTCAGGGCATCTTCACCCTCGAACCAATCGCCCTGCATTTCGTCGATCACGTCAAGGGATAGTCCGCGCCCCGCGGCGACGATCCCGGCCATGATGTCGTCGGCCTCGTCGACGCTGCGCTGAATGCGCGCACGCGTTTCGTCATCCATCGGCTCCAGCGGGCCGCCGCGCATCTTGCGGGGCCGTGACCGGAAAATTTCAATATCGATACCAGCTTCGTCGAGTGCGCGATTGACGTTGCGCAGGGTGGCCACACATCCGATCGATCCGACCATTGCGCTGATCGGGCCATGAGCCCTGTCGCAGGCGCTCAGGACCACGTAGCAGGCGCTGCAAGCCTGTTCGTTGACCCACGCATGAATCGGCTTGCCATTCTCAGCTTCGGCGGTCATCTGCGCCAACTCGCCGATGAACTGGAATAGGCCCGCGACTGCTCCGCCCGGCGAATTCATCTCCAGCCAGATCCCGTAGACGTCGGGGTCGTGAAAGGCTTCCTCGATCTGCGAGAGCAGGAAATTGTAACCGATGAAGCCGCATGCCGCATCGAGCCAGCCGCCCTTGTGAACAAGAACGCCATCGACTTCGATCACCGCGATGTTGCCGTCCATCCGATAGGACTTGCGCCGGTCACGGTCATAGGTTGCGTCGCGGGCCAGCGCCTGCTTTTCGACCTCGGCCACCTTTTGGACGATCGCTCGTGCGTCGAGCGCAACGCTGTTGATCTCGGTCGCGCCGACGATGCCCAACTTTTCGTCGAACACTCGCGCCATGATCTCGGCATGATGCTCGGTGATCGCGAGCGGACGCCCGAAGAGCTGCGCCGCGATCTTCGGGAAGCCCTGAGGGCGCGGCGTCCTCACTCTTCGTTCCCCTTCTGCTTGCGGCCGACATCATTCGTGATGTCGTCGCGATCGTTCTCGGTGTCGCCGTCATCGGCCCCTGACGGGGCTTTCAGATTGTGGTTGAGCGGCGGCAGGCCGCGCTTCTTGCGCTCCTCCATCAGCCACACCTCTTCCGACATCACGTCAGTTGGATCGCGGCCCCGTTCAAGCGTTGCCTCGACCGTCGACTTGCGACCTGCCGCGATATCGAGATTGTCGGCGTTCGACTCCTTGAGGGGGTCAACCGAGCCTCGCCCGGGGCCGATCCATTCAGCGAGGCAGAGCGCCGTCTTGTTGCGATAGAAGTTCGCCGGGCCGCCGGGCACTTTCACAAGGCCGAGAGCGACTTCGACCTCAAGCCAGGCCGCGTAGATCGGCGTCAGGAAGTGCGTGCAGAAGAAGCGCCGATCCTGAAGGAACGAGCGCCATATCTCGTTGAGCAGCACGCGCGCCGACGAGTAATTGATTCCCGCGTAGTCCTGCGAAAGCTGCGGATAGCTGATACCCAGCGATGCCGCGACCTTCTGCAGAATGAAACGCGCGAAGTCCGGATAGTTGCTGTTCGGCCGCGTCGCTTCCGGCGTGACGACATCTTCGTCCGGCAGCAGATGCGTGATCGAAGCGCCGTCGACCGTTACCGGCTTCTTCGATCGATATTCGAGATAGGACGCAATCCAGGGATCGATGTCGTTCTCGTCTGATCCCGGAGCGAGAGCACCTTCGAGATCGCCGGTGGTTCCCGGCGACTTGATGAACAGCGAGAAGATTGCGGATTTCAGCGCCGCATTGACTTCGGCCCGGTCGACGCGGTCGAGCATCTTCGCCGGAACCATCACTTCCGCAAGGCGGGATACTCCGGTGTTCTGCTCGGCGCGCCGCGGCGAGAAAACGTGCAGGAACTTCGCTCGACCGGTCGGGCCGCGCGCGGAAACATAATCCCAGCGCGAGCTGGCTAGGCCGCCGCTCGGGTCGTTCGGATGTGCCGAGCGGACATGATAGCCGATAGGCGCGCCGTTCTCGTCAAAGGCGATGCCATTGCGAAGCCGCGGCCCCTCCGTGTGCTTCAGTACCGGAGGGGTCGAGATACGCTCAGGCTCGATGAGCATGACATTGGTCGTATTCGCGATGCCGCGCTCGTTGTCGCGGATCTCGGCGGCAACCACGCCGTCGCGGGCGTAGACCAGATAGGCGAGACGGGCCTGGGCACCGAAGGACAGCCGTTGCCGCGCGTCATTCCGATGCTCAATGTCGCTGCCCCAGACGTGGAAGCGGTCCTGGACATCCGCCGTCCACGCCATGCGCCAGTCATAATCCCGGTTGAGCAGCGTGTGCTTCGGTTGGGCGCTCAGCCTGATGTTTTCGCCGATAACCGATTCGACGCGGCGATCGAGGCCGCCGTTGATCCAGCCGTTGTTCTCGTCGAGGCTGCGCGCGCGCCCGGTGATATCATTCCACTGGTCGCCATAGGTCGTGCCGGCGAAGCTGATCGGGGGGCGCCATCCCGAAAACTCATTCAGATCGCTGCGCGCGGCGTCTCGTGTGTTCTGCCCGCCGACGCCAAAGGCTTGCATTCCGTTCACGATCGTGCCGTCCGTGCGAACGCGGACGCGGGGCTTCGCCGGTGCCTGCACGTCAGTTCTTCCAGGCCAGTCCAATGGCGCGGCGGCGCTGCCCGCCCGCTTCATCAGCTCTCGCCACCTCAAGATCGCGCTCACGCTTCGCGATGAGTTCGTCGAGTTGCTTGAGGGTAATGGCGGCGTAGACCAGTCGACGGCCCGATCGCCAAACATCCTCAATCCGCTCGCCGACGGCAAGCTTGGTCCGCGCAGCGCGGAGCAAGGCGAGATCGGCAGCAATGTCTGCGGCGGTTTCGCTCATCGTGTCTATCTCCTTCCTGCGTTCAGTTGGTCGAAGCGGTCGAGGATCGAGCGCTTGGCGGGTTTCGGTGTGGCGGGACGCGGCGCTTCAGGCGCTTCGTCCGGTTCATCTGGCGACAGGTCGATCGGCCGCGCCCAGATCGGGCGCTTTGCCGGGTCGCGCCACAGCCTGTCCTTGCGGTCGGGCTCAAGCAGGATGCGCCCTGCTTCGGCGTAGGCGTAGCAGTCCAGGCTCTCGTTCGGCCCGCTGCGAACCCACTTCCCTTCCTGCTCGGTCTCGTTGAAAAACTCGTCGAAGGCGTCCTTCGGCGTATTGAGCGCGAAGTAGCATTGACCGGGCGAGCCGTCGGCAATCGCGAGGTCCGTCACCGTGTCGCGCTTCAGGTCATCGACCCCGAGCGTGTGCAGCGTGATGACCGGCTTGACGACCTTGCCTTCGCTGTCCTTGCTGATCTTCGTCGGTGCCGAAAGCCTCTCGCGCTTTCCGCCGACGCCCTTGATGCACCGCACCTTGCGCCAGTCGCCCCAGCGCTTCTTGTCCATCCGGCGCGCGAACTCATAGGCGAGCCATGTCGCGTTGCCGTCGCCCGTGTCGATCATCGTGACCGCGACCGGCATGGCCTTCGATGGGTCCGATTGCATCGGGATGAGCCGGTCGATCACCTGGCTTTCGAGAACCAGCCAATCGTCTGCAACGCGGGTCGGTCGAATGTCGCGCATGACCCCATCGGGGTGCATCCGCTGCCGGATCGTAAAGCGGTCGATCAGCCATGACCGGCGCTCCAAATCCCATCCGCGTATCACGACATCGAAGCGGTTGCCGCCGGTGTCGATCGCCGCGGTGGCGAAAAGGACGCCATCGGGAACCTCGCCCATGCGATAGCTGATCGCCTCGTCGGCGGAAGCCATAGACTTGGTGCGCTCGCGCAGCGCCGCCGCGTCGACGCTTCCCGATCCTGCCGCGCCCTCGAAAACCTCGCCGAAGGTGCGGACCATGACCTGCCGCAGCTTGTCGGCCTTGCCGGTGCGCTCGCGATGCTCGATCGCGCCTTCCATTTCGACGGCCAGCTCAGCAAGCGTGACCTGCGAAACCATCAACGCATGGATCCAGAAGCCCATCGTGATCGTCGGGTCCATGTCGCCCACGATCCCGAGGTCAACGTCGAGCGTCTGCCCCGCGTGCATGTAATCGCCGGTCGCGACCATTTCCTTGCGCTGCGCGTCATCAAGCTCAACGCCGCAATGCGGGCAGATCATGGCCGCCGTCTCCCGCGCCATTTTCAGCCGCTCGCCTATGGGCGTCCGCTCGGGCGCTCGCTTGTAATCCAGCTTGAACCGGGGAACGTCGGGCCAATGCTTTGTCGGATAGGGGGATGCGTGGCCGCTGCACTCTGCGCAGGCCATGACGAATATGCCGCGGCTCGATTGGAGCCATGCCTGCGCGATACCGCCCGACCATCCGATGTCAGGGTGCGCGCAGGCGTAAATCTTGCGCAAGCTGCCGACCATGCGCTGGCGCTGGCGGCCTTGCTCGAGGAAGTTCGACGTGAACTTCTTGCTGTAGCTGTCCGGCTCGTCGAAGACGATGAACCGGCCTTGGCGGTTGGTCGTGGTCTTGCCCGACATCGCGAGCAATTCGACCGTATAGCCGCCGATGCGCTTGCGGCGCAGCGTGTTGTCGCTCGGGCCGCCGCCGATCTTCGCAGCTACGCCTTCATGGTCTTCGAACAGCGGCTTGAAAACGCGCTCCGCATAGCTGCCGACCTCATCAGGGCCGGCGAGATACCACATGATGTCGCCGGCGGGGCCGAACTCCATCGTCTTGAGCGCATAGTTCTCCGCGACCACGGTCCCGCCCGACCGCGCGGGCTTGGGGACGATGACCTCGTGAATGCCCGGAGCATCGAGCGCTGCCATCGGCTGGGCGAGATATGGGGTGAGGTCGAGCGACCAATCGGCCGTCTCGCCATCGGACTGCCGGATTTTGCGATGCTCGATCGAATATTCGAGGGTCGATATTTCCCGCGGGGGATCGAGAAAGCGGAGCGTTTCGGTCGCAATGTCGAAGATGTCGGCGCAGAACGCATCCTGCGCGATCAGCTCACATGCTTCCGCGATCTCCTGCTTCGTTAAGACCCGCACCGAACTCCCCGACGAATTTGCTACACATCGACTGCATCCCGACCGCAACCTTGCGCAGTTCCTCGGTCATCGCTGTGCGGATGCTGGCTGGAAGGGCGCCGGTGGGGTCGATCTTGGACCCGACCCCAAGCACCGCTGAAACCGCCGACTGGTTATAGCCGCGGAGGAAGTCCCGCAGATCGGTTGCCGGGACATAGCCGCCCGACTTCATCTTGTTCTCTTGAATGGCGAGCGTGAGGTTCACCTGCTTGGTGAGCTCGGCCATATCGATACGGCCCGCTTCGTCCGGGTCCATGTCAAGCCCGACCGATTCCACGACGCGGCGATTGCGATCCTGGCGCCGCGCGATCTCACCGCGGAAATGGGCAAGCAGCGCGGCGACCGTTTTCTTGGGATCGAACTCCCATTCGATGCCGTTCCCGCCGCGAACGAACGCGCCGCTGTCGGCGAAGGCCGGGAGGTCGCACCATGCGCGCAGCGTAGGCCACGAAACCGACAGCGCTTCCGCCATCGGCTTGGACGACAGTTTCGTCTCTTCGATCGCTGAAATGCGCCGCTCAGCGGCTTCCAATGCCTCGATCCGAGACGAGATGGAAACCGTCTGCGCCATCAGGAAACCTGCGATTTTTGGAAGGGTTGAAACGCACCCAAATCGGTGGGCGCAATTTCTGATGTGGCGGATTGATACATATTCCGTTCGGAAGTGTCTATCAGTTTCTTAGAGTTCGCTTTCACATCGACTTCCCCGTCGAAAACTCCACGTAATCCGCCACCTGATCAGCACAGCATCGCAGGCTGTCGAGGGGATGGCGCCCCGCGTGAACCAGTTTCGAGGCCCGCGTTATCGCGATGTCGTCGAGGACAACCTTGTCGAAGAAGATGCGCAGGCGCGACGGGATCATCAAGCGGGCATTGCGCAATTCGTCCTGCGCGTCGAACTGCGACGGTGTGAAGGGCAGGCCGACGGTTGCCGTTCCCGCGATGCGGGGCTCGAAGTTCGTCGACTTGACGTTGCCAGATAGGCCGCTGCGCTCGTGCTGCTCGCAATACCATGCGCAAGCCTTGCTTTGGCGCGCCGTGATCCGCCCCGCGTTGTAGGCCCGCTCAAAATGGCTGGTCACGACCCGGCGGCGCGTGCTCATCGGCACATCAGTCCAACGCTCGCCGCCGACCGCAACGACCCGGCTCTCCCCCTTGGCAAGCCATTCCGGCGTCGGCTCGACGACGGTGTTGCCGATGTTGACCGTCAGACCGTCGGCGACCTGGATCATCGCCGCCTGTCGCGCCGTCTCGCGCTCGGCATCCTCGCGGTCGCGGGCGATCATGGCTGACAGGCGCGCTTCCTCCTTCGCCTTCCGCGCTTCCACGGTGGCGACCGGATCCTCGCCCATCAATGCGCGCGCGATGCGGTCGGCCGCCTTTTCGGTGTCCCGGTCCAGCCCAGAATTATCGTGGATCGGCTCGTCGCTCACACCTTCACCCTCCCTGCTTCGATCATGGCGGACCAGACGCGATAAGGCGTTCCAATCACGTGCCCGCGTTGGCTATTACCGGCGCGAACCATGTCTTCGGTCGGCGTCACCGGCACGATGGCGAACCCGGCTTCGGTCAGCGCCGAGAGGGCGGTTCGAGACACCGCAATCGCCTCGCGCTCGTGCAGCGACATTGCGCGGATTGCCTCAGCCATGATTTCTATGGGGTCGGTCATTGGCCCGCTTCCTTCCGTTTCCCGTAGATTTCCTCGAACAGTTGCTTGACCCGCGTCGCCATCGGCCACGACAGGCCCTTGAGGCTGAACACGGCGATTTCGCCATCTGATCGCTCCCAAATCTCGACCGCAGCCGCGCGGCCCTTCTCTGGGTCAGGATCACGCATCGACGCCGCATAAGGGGCGAGAGGGGAGCGGTAGCCAGCGGGGCGGGTCATGCGCTTGCTCCGGATTTGCTGCGCTCGGCCACGACCTCGTAAAACGGACGGTCCGAACCGCGATTATTGTTGAAAAAGCTACCCTGGCGAGAAGCGGCGCCATCGGCGCGGGTTCGGCTCAAGGCGGCCTGTATCCATTCCAGCGGCACCTCGGGGCGCTCAGCCTCGCATCGGGCCAGCACGTCGAGAATGACCGCATCCGTATGGGTTTTGCGCATTCGGCCCAAGATCGAACCAGCCTCGCGGTCGCTATGGCCGCTGGCTTTGAGGATCTGGCGTCCGCTGGCGAAGACCATGGCTTTCAGGTCAATCGCGCTCGGCGCTTCGGCGCCCGTTCCGTTAGGAACGGAATTATTTCCTTCTTTATTTGTGTCCCGCTCCTGTCCCAGAAGTGTCCCAGATGGTGTCCCAGCCTCTGTCCCGGCGGGTGTCCCAGCGCTTTTTCGCCCTCCCTGATATTTCTCGTAATTACAGATTGTTATAACCATTTGGCCTGTCCCGACCTCTGTCCCGATCATTGGCCCGTCTCCTGTCCCGGTTTTCAAACGGGCAAGAAATCGGTCGACGCTCGACTTCGACCACTTCCATGCTTCGGCGAGCCTGCGAACTGACGTGGCAAGCTGGCCCCTCTCGACGGTGATGATGGTGCCGAGCGCGTCGAACTTCCGGGGCGTGTGACAGGCATTTTCGATGAGCCACAGCCACGCTTCGCCCTTCGACAAAGGATCCTCCCCGAAGAGAGGATGATTGCGCCATCCGCGCGCGACCTTGAACCAGCCATCATCACTCATCCCCGCACCGCCTGAAACTTGCCGTGGAATTGCCCGACGGCAGTCCCGGTGCGCCCATCGCGCTTCTTCGCCATGATGAATTTGATCTGGCCCGCGCACTGGCGCATGGCCTCTTCCCACTTCATGAAATCGGGGTGCGTCTCTTCGGGCTGGGACTCTTCGAGGTAATATTCCTCGCGGAGCAGAAGCAGGATCATGTCGGCGTCCTGCTCGATCGCGCCGGTGTCCTTCAGGTCCGCGATCCTGGGCTTCTTGTCGTCCCGACGTTCAGTCTCCCGGCTAAGCTGGGCCAGCGCCATGATCGGCACGCCATGCTCTTTGGCGATCTGCTTCAGCTTGCCCGATATGTCGGTGATGTTCGCGTATCGGCTGCCCTGATCCTTGTCGGGGTCCATGAGCTGGAGATAGTCGATCACGACCAGCCCTAGTTCGATGCCCTGAGCCTTGAAGCGGCGCTTCCATCGCCTGACCCATGTGTTGACCCGCGCGGGCGTCACACGCGCGCTGTCGACGATCTGGAAGGGCAGGCGGCTCAGTTCTTCGGACAGGGCCTCGATGCGCCGTTGCTCGTCGTCGTTCATCCAGCCATTTGCGATGCGCTCGTAGAGGATCGGGTTTCGGCTGAACATGCGATCGGACAGGCACCGTCCGGTCAGTTCGGCCGACGACATTTCCTTGCTGATGAAAAGGACGCCGATATTCTGGGAGGCGACCCCCATGCCGTAGGACACGGCGACGGCGGTCTTGCCCATACCTGGCCTTCCGGCGACTACCATCATTTGTTCGGGCTTGAGGCCGGACACCAGTTTATCGAGGCACCGAATATCCCGGCATCCGATCCCGCCTCCACGCTTATGCGCGGCGAAGAGCATAGCGGCACCTTGACCAAGCCCGACCTCTGTCGCGCCCTTATCGGTTCCGCTGACCTCGACGACCTGTTCGACGATGGATGACAGGGAGGCCATCGGCGTTGCCGTGTCGATCGCCGCTTCGCGCGCCTCTTCCAACGCGGTCAGTATCCGGCGCCGATCGGCCATTTCCTTGATCTGGGCCGCAAAGTCTCGGGCGCCGATCAGGCCGGCGCTGCTTTCGGTCAGCTTGGCCATATAGCCAACGCCGCCAAGCGCCTTCATCGCCTCGTCATTGTCGAACAGAGGCTTCATGGTGACTGGGTTGACCGTTTTGCCCTGCCCGAACAGCGAGACGATGGCGTCGAACATGCGACCGTGCAGCGGCTCAAAGAAGTCGGTCGGCAAGACGGCATCGGCAACGCTGTCGATCACCTTGTTCTCGACCATCATCGCGCCCAGAAGGGCGGCTTCGGCCTCCACATTCCGGGGAAGTTTTATTTCAGCGTTCACGCGGCAGCCTCAAATGCTTCCTTGAAGCGCCGCCACGCACGGATACGCTCGCCCTTCTTGGTCAGGTGGTCATATGTCTCGGGGGCCTTGGCCTGCTCGCGGCAAAGGCGGGCATAGTCGTCCCAAGCATTCTCAGGATCGATGGGAGCAGGCGGGCGATACCAGCGGGGCAGCATCACGCGATCTCCTGCCAAGCATCGGACTTCCAGCCCTTGCGCTCCGCCTTCGCGATCAGCGCATCCTCGGTCAGGACGAGCGAGCCGTATCCGTATTTCCAGAAGCTGGCTTTGGGGTTCGGATTACCCTCCCGGTCGCAGCGATAGACCGGCGTCCGATCATGCGAACGGATGTAGTCGGCGGCCATATCGGCCTGCCCCTGTACCCGTCCGCGTATCTGAGGCGCCCTGTCCGGTGCGAATTGCCCCGTCGACCGGCGCAGGCCCAGAGAGACGGCCTTCGACTTGACCGATGATACCGACCGGCCCAGCACGGCAGCAATGTCGTTGAGACTGCTCCCTGAATACATGGTCCGCAGCCGGTGGATGTCGGCGTCGGTCCAATGGCCTTCGGGCAGCGGCGTGCGGTATCCAGCCTTCTTGCGCCATGCGTGCGCCGTGGCGACCGATACGCCAAAGCGGGCGGCGGTTTTCTTGAGCGGGACGGCGGGGTCGTATCCAGCGGGGGTCATGCCACAGGATCCCCGACAGGAGCGCCGCGCTTGGCCGACCGCTTGATCTTGGCGATCAGGCCGGTTTCAATTTCCTCGCCGCTGTTGACGATGTTGAGAGGGCGGAAGGCCGTGCTCCCATATCCAATGTCAGGATAACCTTCAAACCACAGGAAAAAGGCACGGACGTTCTCGTGATTGATAAGGTCTTCAACCTTGGTCACGCGAACGACGTCGCCAATCTGTGGTGCCGGACCGGGATCGCGCCAGTTATCACTCACACATCGCGCGAGCATCCCGGCCTTCCATTGCCATCCACCTTCGCGGCGATCGATGACCGGCTTCTTTCGACGAAACGGCCATATCATCGGCCCGCCTCCCTCATCCATTTGAGACATTGTTCGACCGACGCCCCCGATGCTTTCGCCGCGGCATGGGCTATCCGCTGGTCCGAGATCGGGTGACGATCATGGGCGGCGCGGAATCGGGCCACCTCTTTGAGCGCGATCGTGCGCTGGAGTTTGAGAGCTTCGGGTTTCATGCTGCCTCCGCCATCATGTCGAGAAGAGAGCCCCACTGGTCCGCGCAGGCGTCGGCCATTCCGGGGAAGGTGTCAGCGCGCAGGCGCGAGCGATCGGGGCCGGGTGGCATCCGGTGAATGCGGCTCCATGCCTTGTGTTCGTCCGTTCCGGCCTTGGGCGGGGTCAGCCGATTGGTCGGCGCCAGCTTCGGCAGGTTGATGAGTTCAAAGCCGGTCGACTTGAAATACGGATCGCCGAACCACCACGGCTGCACGAATTGCGTCGGGCCGCGCTGCGTAAGCTCCATCGCGTGGCGGTGCATGACCGGGTTTTCCAGCGCGCGTCGCGGGCAATCTCCGGTCTCGCGGCAGGCCCGATAGAATGCGGCCGCGCGATCCAGTTCCGACCAGCGCGCCTCATCGCGCCCGTTGACCTTCTTCCCGCCGATGTAGAGCCAGCGACCGCCACTGTTGCAGAGCAGCGGGCAGGGCGGATGCAGGAGGATGAACAAGCTGAACCGGCCCGATCGCAGGACTTCCAGAACATCACCGACGATATGCCGGTTGGTCCGGTCGTAGGAGGGCTCCAGGTCGCAGGACCATGCGTCATAGCCGCGCGCGAGAAAGGCCCGCCGCATCATGCCCGATCGTTCGCAGCCTATGAGAACGCTGCCGGCCATCACCCCACGCTCCCCAGCGGAAGCGGCGGGTCTTTTCGCCAAGGCGGCACGATGTTTTCGAGCGCCAGCCCATGATCCAGAATGTGAAGGGCGTCGGCCTCGTTATCGTTGCCGGGCTTCAATCCAAGTTCGCGGGCCGTGCGGATCGACAGGGCTTTCCATTCCGCGCTCGACATGCGGCGGGATGGCGCATTGAGTTGCGTCGCCTTCCATGACCGATTGTTGGCCTCGTGGCAGCGAACTCGCTTGCACTTGAAATAGAACTCGACCAGCGCCGCGAGCGAGTTGGCCATCCGGTTGTTGGTCTCGTTGCTCTGCTGGTCGCCCCGGAGAGGGGATTCGTAATAGACGACATCGGGATCGCCGAACGCGCAGGCTTCGTTGAGGCGCTGGTATAGGCTCACCATCGCACCGGCCCGGTCGGTGTATTCGTTGCCCAGCTTCCATGTGTCGAAGGTCGGACGCGGATCGCCTGTGCGATACCGCGCCCAGCCTGTCGCGCTCTTGCTGAGGTCAAGCGCAAGCACATCCATCAGTTGACGCTCGGCATGTCGATCTTCGGCGCCTCGCCCGTCGGCACGATCTCAAGGTCGGACGCGTTGATACCTTCCATGATATCGACCGCATCGGCGTGAAGGCGCGTCTCTGTCTGCTGAAGGCCGGCCTTGAACGAACGAAGCCAGGCCTGCTGCTCAGCCTCTTCCATCTCTGCGACCTGCATCGCCTTGTGGTATCCGCCCTTGTGGACGCGGCAGTCCTTCTTGATCACCTTCCACGCATCACCGGCCTCTTTCATGGCCTGCTTCTGTGCCTTGTGCGCGGGCATCACATCCTGTCGGTAGATGCGCTGCGCTTTCTCGAAATCGGGCGGGCTGATCGGGCCGCCGTTCTGCTTTTCCTTCTTCGCCATTTCAGGCTCCTTTCATCGTGAAATCAGCGGGGGCGGAATAAGCGGCATGGTTTCGGCGGCAGGGATCGACCGGCGCATTCCGGTCACTTGCCCGCCGCGTCGCGTGGAGAGGGCCACGCCCATGTCCTGTCCGGCGCTCCGGGCTGAGTGTCCCGCCCGTTCCGCCCTCTATCGGCGCCCGCTGAGCCGCCGCAGGATCGAGAGACAAAGGCGCGGACGAACCGAAGCCCGCCCGCGCAGGATGGACGCGGGGAGACTGCAAGGCCCCGCGCTCCAGTGGATCGATGATCCGCGAACACTTCCGCAGCGGGTCGGCCATCTCGGGCCTGCCCATGCTATCTGCCATCGCGATAGCCTTCGCCCGGATGCGATCACGCTCACGCTCGGCTTTAACGAGCGCACCAGTGCGTCCGGCTTCGGCGCAGGTTGTGGGCGCAGGCGAGCGGCGGAAGGGCCACAGCGCGAGGGGTGAGGTCCACGTCATCACGCCGCGACCGCATCAAAGAGCGTGCCCGACTTGCTTTTCAGGCTTTCGATGTTGCGCTTGGCCTGCGCAAAATAAGACGGCTTCAATTCAATGCCGACGCCCCGACGACCCATCTCTACGGCGGAATAGACTTCGCTGCCGATGCCAAGGAACGGCGTCAGAACCGTTTCACCGGGATTGCTCCATAGGTCGATGCACCTCTCGATCACGTCGAGTTGCAGCGGGCTGATGTGCTGCTCGTCTTTCTCGTCGCGTCCGCCACGATATTGCAGCGTGCGGGTCTGATTTATATCCATCCAGACGGGCGAGGCGTAGCGCTGCCAGACGAGGACCGACCGCCACATGTCGAGCGGCCACGGCTTCCAGTTCGGCCCGGCATCAGCGGGCGGGTTGGCGCAGTAGCGACGATAGGCTTCGTCACTTACGTCCATCCCCTCGCCGACGAATTCCTCGAACATGCCGGCGACCGGGTCGGGATTGTCGCCCGGCTTGCGGAAACTGACGATGTAATCGGCCAGACCCTGACCGCTGATCGTGCTGTCCTTGACGATTTGCTTGTGAAGGAGGCGGATCGACTTCGTGCGCTGCTGCGCGACGACGGGGTCTTTCCAGATGCAGACCTCGCTATGGAAAATCCAGCCCGCGTCCTCATAGGCCCGGATCACTTCGCCGCGGAAGTCGCGCATCCCGATATGACCGTGCCGTATCTTGCTGGTCGGAAGCTGCATCACGTGGACGCTGTGGAGACGGCCCGGCATGGTGACGCGCAGCAATTCGGCAATCAGGAAGGCGTAATGCTCCCAAAAGGCGCCGCCTTCATTGTTGCTGATATCGCGGTCGTAATTCGAAAACTTGTAGAGACCCTCGAACGGCGGCGAATGGATGCCGAAATGGATGCTGTCGCCGGGGATCGCGCGGATAATCTCGCAGCTATCGCCCTGATAGATGGCGTATTGGTCGGTCACGACTTGATCGACGGCCTTGATCGTCATGCGGCTATCTCCAAAAATGAAGGAAGGATGACCGGCTGTTGCGGGTCATAATTTGGGGTATCGCGAACCGATCCGCGCACGGCGGCGCTGGACAGATCGGCCATGTGCATCACCATCGCGGCGGCCATGCGGTCGGCGTCAGCCTCTTTCCGCTTGATGTTGGCGACGGTGGCGCCCTCGGTTTCCGCCGCGATGATGTGGCAGTTGACGGGGCTGGTCTGTCCGAATCGCCAGAAACGGCGGATGGCCTGATAGAATTGCTCAAAGCTGTCATTGAGCCCGACGAAGCCGGTATCGGCGCAATGCTGCCAGTTCATCCCGAAGCCGCAGATTGACGGCTTGGTCACGAGAACGCGGATGCGCCCCTCGCTGAAATCGATCAGCTTGCGCTCTTTGGCTTTATCGTCGTCCGACCCGCGAACCTCGACTGCATCGGGGATCGCCTTCGCCAGCGCCTCGCTCTCCGAATTGAGATTGCACCACCATACGAAGGGGCGATCAGCGGGGGTGACCTCGGCGGCCTTGGCAACGCGATCGGCCACAGTATCGCGGCGGGCGGCGATGCGCTCGGAGAGCGTGGACGCCTCGACCGGGAACAAAAGCCCCGTCTCCATCGACGGCGCATATTCGACGGCCACCGTATGCTGATGATATTTCAGCGGCGGGAGGTCATAGCCGTCATTCGGATAGCCTAGATCCGATGGCTTCCGGAGCATAACCGCCCACGACGCCATCCAGCGCCAGAACTCATTCTCAGCGTGACCCTTAAGCCGCCAATTCTGCGTCGATCCGCCGTCATGCGCAAAGAACGTCGCGAGCATGTCGGTGTATTTCATCACGCCCAGGAACTCGGCGTGGTTGCCCAATTCCATGAAGTCGTTCGGCGCCGGGGTCGCGGTCGCGGCAAGGCGGAACGGGATCGACTGGCAAGCCTCGATCAGCGCCGTGCGATATTTGCCATCGGTCGATTTGAGGATGCTGCTTTCGTCGAGGATGACCCCGCCGAATTGAGACAGGTCGAAGTGGTCCAGCTTCTGATAGTTGGTGATGTTCGTGCCGGGGCCGCACTCACCCTGCCGGGCGACGATGCGGGCGGAAATGCCGAACTTGTCGGCTTCGCGCGCCATCTGATTGGATACGGCAAGCGGGGCGAGGTGCAAGATATCCTTGCCAGTTGCCGCCGTGACCGCTTGCGCCCATGCCAGTTCCATCAGGGACTTGCCTAGGCCGGTGCCAGCGAACAATGCCGCACGTCCCCGACGAAGCGCCCATGCAACGATATCGGCCTGATGCGGGAACAGGCACGACGGCAATTCGGCCCATTCGGTCAAACCCGTCGCGGGGTCGTCGATCGCTTTGCGGGCGAGGAATTGAGCGTAAGCGTTCATCACGCGCCCCGCAGCCGATCAATCTCGGCATCGGCATCGTCGAGTTCGTCAAGAAGCTCCGAACGCGAGTTCATGCCCAGCGCACAGCCGACGAACAGGCCGAGAAAGCCGCCCGCCCAGAAGATGACGAAGCCGAGAAGGACGGTCATTGGCCGACCCCCTTGATCTGGTCGGCTTCGGCGATGATGCCCTGATACCGAGCGACGACCGGACGGGCTTTGTCGGCGATGCGGATCGTCTCGCGATGATCGCGCTTCCCGTCGCGCATGGCTTCAGTGTGCTCGGCGGTAAGCGCCGCGGCGTCCGCGATGATCTCGAAGTCAAGCACGGCTTCCCGGCCCAGCGGGGCGAGCTGGTAGCCATACAGCGCCAGAACCTCATCCAGTGCGGACGCATCGGCTTTCAGGAAGTCGAGCAGACCCTTGCCGCTGGTGTCGCCCGATGAACCCGAGAACAGCTTGTCGAGCGCGCGCGTGGTGCGGTTTGACTTGTCGGCGAGGTTGCCGCGCCCGAGATGGCCGGCCACCCGAGCCAGCCCGGCGATAAGGGCCTGATGGTATTGAAGTTCCGTCACGTTCCGAATGTTCGGAACGACAGGGTTGAACAGTTCAGCCATTACAGCCTCCCATGAGAATGATGAAACCGGGGAAGATCAGCCTTCAGGCGTCCGCTTGCGTCGGACAGGCCGATGAATTGCAGGGGTTCGACCGCAAGCACGCCGTCCGCAGCCGTGATGAGCGCGCATCCGGAGAGGACAGCGTTCAGTTCAGGGATGAGTTTGCCCCGGCTGACCGAAAGGGGGAGGTCAGCCGGGACGCTCGCCGTGGGGGAGGCGAGTGGGGGAAGGGGGTTGCTGCCGGGCGTCATTGCGAAGCACCCGGCAGCGCGCCTATCGTGCGGTTGTTGAAGCCAGCACGAAAGGAATGGGGATGGACTACGCAACAAGGCTCGCTTTGCGCGCCATCGTGTCCGGCCTGCATCACGCCGGGACCATCGATCAGCGGCATGTCAGCAAGATCGTCGAGGCGCTGGTTGACGCCGACGAAAAGGCCAAGTCCGACAACAGGACCAGTGACCGCTATGATTTGCGGCAGCTCTGCATGGACATCGCCCGCGACGGTCAGGTCGACTGCCCTATTCATAAGGCTGAGCCTGATCTGGATTTTCGGTTTTAGTCGGCCGCCGCAACTTAGCGAGTGCCGCGTCGATATTTTGGGACGACAGGATATGCGCGCGATCAAAGGCGATGCTGCGCGCATAGGCGTCTATATCGTTGCATCCGCCGACAATCAGCCGATCCGCATCAATCTCCTCACGCACGATCGCGCGAAGGCGGGCTTCCTGTTCGGGGGTGAAGGGATCGGTGGAGAAAAGGGCAGGCCCCTGCTCGCCGACTATGAGGGTGTGGCGCGAGGTCATGGTCAGTTCGCCTGCGCGGGGTGGGCGGAGACGCGGCGAAGGTCGATCTTCACGGCGTTCGTGGGAACCCAGCGGTCATCGATCTTGATTTGGCAACCACCGTGGAAGGACCAGCGATGTTCGTAATCGGCCCATTCGGCGGCGCAGGAACGGGGAGCGAGCACGACATAAGCCGCCGCCCATCCCCCGAAGACGATCGCAGAAAAGGCCAGCATGCCGAGCGTGAACGGAAGGAAGTCGTTCAGAAAGTACTCGGCGAAATGGCAGAGCGCGTCGGTGAGATTGCTTCTCATGCCGCGGCATCCGCTGCCCGTTCCTCGACAAGCACTGCGAGCGCCTTCTGCAATTCGAAGAGTTTGTCCGCCGAGGGGCGCGTCAATCCGCGCTTCCATCGCGATGGCGTGGTGGGATCAACTCCTGCACGCTCGCAAACGCGCGACATGGGAATGCGATTAGCCTTTGCTGACGCAAACAGGCTGTCCAAGGGATGCTGCTGTTCCATGCCTAGGCGAGATATAGGCATTTCTGCCTAAATGCAAATGCAAACTTGCCTAACGCCTAAAATAGGCATCCCTGCTATCGCTCGCGCCGATATGAGCAGCGTTCAAGATGATATTCGCCTAGTGCAGGAACTGGTCGAGTGGTCGGAGACCAACGTCAACCAGATTTCAAAGCGCATCGGCGTCGCGAATACGACGATCAATCGCTTCGCCAATGGGTCGGCTACGGGTCGGCTGCATCGCGACACGCTCGCAAAACTGCGAGAGGAATTTCCTGACTTCCCCGGCTTCGCCACGCTAGGTCTCCCGGCGGTTTCGACGGGTTCGGAAGATGACGTCGAAATCCAGCAGTGGGATATCGCTTATGGCATGGGCGCAGGGGGCTATATCGACCTTCCCACGACTGGCGAAAAGCACAAGTTTTCGCGTTCGTGGCTGCGGCAATTCACTTCCGCGCCGCCCGAAAAAATCTTTCTTGCCGATGGGACGGGCGATTCAATGTTTCCAACGATCCTCGACGCCGACAAGGTGATGATCGACACGACCCAGCGCGAGGTCCGTATGGCAGATCGCATCTGGGCGGCGGCGTTTGGGCATGTCGGCATCATCAAGCGACTTCGGCCGTCCCCGGACGGCAGCGTCAAAATCCTCTCCGACAATCCATCGGTCCCGCAGGAGGTGGCTTACGACGGCGAATTGCATGTCGTCGGTCGCGTCGTCGCGATCGTGCGGAAGACCTGACGAGCGGTGCGCGAAATGTCGCTCGCGGTCGTCGGCGTCGCGCACGACAATAAGAAGGGCCCGCCGCGGCAATTCGAGATCGCGATGTGCAAGCCAGGCGAACCGGTAAAGCTGATCCATGAGCCTCGCAATCCGGCCGATCCCAACGCTGTCGCAGTCTTTTCGGCTCGGGATATCCAGATCGGCTACCTGCGCGCGGAGCGGGCGCCGATGATCGGCGCGGCGATGAGGCGGGGGATCGTGACCGCCGTATTCCAGCAGCCGGAAGTGTGGGGCGCGACAATCCGCGCCAATTTGGAAGGCGACGAGCCCACCCTTCCCGCCGTGCCGGAGAAGCGGGAGAGTCCGTCGCCCACCCGCAGCGGAGAAGATCAGGACTGGTGGCCTGACGAAATTTGGGAGGATGAATAATGAAACGGATGACACTTGCCTTCGGCGCCATGTTTTTATTGTCTGTGGCGCCTGCGGCGGGGTACGCGCAAGGCAAGGCCACGCTGACGAAGCCGACGCCGGCCGCGGCTCCCAAGCTCTATGACTTCAAGGGCGTGCCCCTCGGCATGACCCTCGAAGAATTTCGGACGCTACCTCATCCCGACGGTAAGCCCTCCAAGGTCGTTTGCACCGGGGAGAAGGTAGAGGTTATGCGGAATTACAGCCGCGAGCCGATCGACGTTATGATTTTCGATGAAACCGAGAAGGCGCTTGGCGTCAAAAAGTGCATCTGGGTCACGATCGGGTCGCAATACGGCAATGGCAGCGCCGCCATGCTGTCGCTCGCCAGTTCAGGGTATGGCTCCGGCAACTACGACTTTTCATTTATCCAAGATCCCGTCGACGGCGTGATGCGAATGTACAAATTCAAGGGAACCTCGAATGTGGCGGCATATCCGGAGACCGTCGAAGCCCTCAGCGGAAAATGGGGCGCCCCCAAGCTCGTCAAAGACACTGTGCAAAACAGGATCGGGAACAGCTTCGACAAAGAGACGGCAATCTGGACCAACCCGCTCGCGTCAATCCTAGTCGAATCGCGCTTCAGCAAGATTGACGACATGATCATCATCATGAGCGACGCAAGGCTTTCGAAGATCGTTTCAGATGCCGAGGCAGCGGAAAAGGCCGCGAAACCGAATGCCATCTAGCCGCGAAGCCGTAGCGGGTGATATCGCGGCGATGGGCCTTCAAGATTGGTGGTTCAGCACATTCTCGGAACCCGATCGCGAGTGGATGGCAGACACTTTTATGCCTCTCCGGATTGCGGCAGACCCCTCTACGGCTACCGCCCACGTTATATCGATTGAGCGTCCGCTGGTTGATGGGTCGGGATGCGGCGCCCAGCGCGGAGCCTTTAAGCACCTGTCACTTTTGGCTACTTGGTTCAGCAGGCCGGGCTATGCTCATTTGGCCTTGGCCTTCCTCGAGAAGTCGATGGAATTCATCGACTCGGATACCCCTATCCTCGACCGGCACTTTGCATTGGCAGACCACTGCAAGGTTTTTTATCGGTGGCGGGACAGCGTTCCAGGGGCTTTTGAGAACGCAATAAAAGCGTGCGAAATGTGCATCGACATCCATGAACAGGCCGCGGTCGAGGCCAAGGAATTTTTCGGCATGGTGCCCTCCCATGCATGCTTTCGACAACTGAGAATAATCGAAGAGAAACGCGGCAACCTCGATCGCGCTATCGCGCTTTGCGAGCAGGCTAAGGCCGGGGGATGGGCCGACGATTGGGATAAGGACATCGCCCGCCTGACGAAGAAGAAGGCCAAGGCGGAGAAAGAGAGAATAAACAGGCCCATCGCCTAAAATAGGCATACGCGCATAATTAGGCTTGACTGCCTAGGCATCTTTGCCTAATCAACCTCCATCAGCCACCCCGGCTGCATGGAGAAACCAGTGGCCCGCCACG